AAGGCCAGCGCGGCGATGATGGGCCGGCGGATGTCCTCGGTCGGGACCTATCCCACGTCGGGCCTCGTGGACATGGACGCCAACCCGAAGCTCACGCCCGAGGACTGGCGCGGCTATCAGACCGACATCGGGATCGTCGACCAGATGCGGCAAGAAGACCCCGTGGTCAAGGCGATCACCTTGGCGTGGTGCCTGCCCATCATCCGCAGCCACTGGAAGATCGAGCCCGGCGGCGATGACCGGCGAGCCCTTGAGGAGGCCGAGTTCATCCGGGCCAACCTCTTCGAGTATGTCAAGGGCGGGTTCTATCAGTTCGTTGAGCAGGCGGTCTCGGCTGTCTGGCGCGGCTTCTCGCTCTTCGAGATCGTCGCCCGATTCGACCGTGACTCTAAGCAGGTCAGGCTCGACCAGCTCAGCCCCATGCTGCCCCGCACGGTCTACCAGTGGAGCCGATACCCTGACGGCCAGTGGGGCGCCACTCAGAGCAGCTACATTGGCGATCCAGAGCTGGGACAGTCGACCCCCCTGGCCGACATGGGCGCGAGCTTCCCGCCCGAGAAGCTGCTGCACTTCGTCTGGGATCCAGACGGGGACAGCCCCGAGGGCACCTCGATCCTCAGGCCCTGCTACGGGGGATGGAAGGCTCGCCGGCTGTACCTGAAGCTTGAGGCGACCGGCTATGAGCGGGGGGCCTTTGGGATCCCATATATAGAAATTCAGCCCGGGGTCGCCAGGCCCGGCGATTCGGCCACCGTCAACGAGATCCTACGAGAGCTGCGGACGGGCGCCCGCGCCTGGGCCAGCTTCCCCCCCGGCTACAAGCTCCAGTTCGCTGACTTCCCAATGAAGGGGGCCGACATCCGCGAGGCCAGGCTATCCGCCGGCCAGGACATGGCACGGGCCGCCCTGGCTCCGTTCCTGTTCACCGGAGAAAAGGCCGGGGCCTACAGCCTCATCCAGGGCCAGCAAGACTTCTTCACGATGGCGCTTCAGAGCGCGGCGGACATGGTCGGCAAGGTCATGAGCCACGGGTCAAGCTCCATCATTCAGCGGCTGTGCGGCTGGAACTATGACCGCTCCGAGGGCTTCCCCAAGCTGACGCCTGGCAGCATCTCAATCGGGGATCCGAAGCAGCTCGTGGACGCCATCAAGGCCGCCGCCGAGTCGGGCGCACTGCTCCCTGACCGTGGGATCGAAGAGGCCGTCCGTGCTGCGCTGGGCTTGCCCGAGATGCCCGAGCACGAGTCGAAGGAGGAGATGGAATATCGGCTCAAGAATCGGGAGCCCACCGAGATCATCGATGTCGAAGAGGACAAGGAGATCACCGAGGAGCCCGCACCCAAGGCCGCGCCCAAGGTCGCAGAGGTCACCGACGACCAGGCCGACAAGATCGAAGAAGAGGGCGACTCGATGGAGAAGCTGGCCGAGCTTCCTGGCCGGCGAGCCGTCAACGGTCGAGATCTGCGGGACTTCGAGAAGGTGGTGCGCTTCGATGAGACCCTGGCCCCAATGCAGGGCGTGAAGCAGGCGATGGCCCAGGCCGCCCAAGACTGGCGCGAGGCGATGGCCGAGAAGTACGCCGACCGGATGGCGCGCGCTGGCGACCTGCTCCAGATGCGCGGGGTGGACGTGCCCGATCTCGGCAAGCTGGGAGAGGCGTTCCGCGTCGAGCTGCGCCGGGCCTACCGGGCGGGCCAGTCGTCCGTCCGAGAAGAGATCGACCGGATGGTGGCACAGCCCGAGCTTGCCCAGGCCATCGAGGAGGGCGACTTCGAGACGACCCGAGACGGGATCGAGGTCGACTCCCCCGAGACGGTGGCCGTGCTGTCCCAGTGCGCCTTCTCCTGGACCGGCCAGGGGCTGACGGGGCTGCGCTACATCATGAGCCTGAGCGAGGACCCGCGCCTGCTCCTGGCGCCGCCCAAGGCCCGCAAGGTCAAGGCCGGCAAGCCCGACGCCCCGGGCGAGTCGGTGGCGGATGAGATCGACCCCGAAGACGCCGTGGAGAACGTGGCCCGGACCTCGGCCCTGGCTGCTGGTGACCGGGTGAAGACCGCGAGCATCACCGCTGTCCAGTCTGCCGCCATCGGTGGCGTCTTGTCTGCCGAGGCCATTGCCGCGACGGTGGCCGGGGCGGTGACCTCGCTCTCCCCTGGGGCTGACCTGGTGGCAGCGCAGCGGGACACCAACACGATCTTCGGTCTGGGCCGCATGCAAGAGGCCAGGGCCGAGGGTGTCGAAGAAGGGATCCGCTCTGCCATGCTGGAGTCGACTACCTGCGATGTCTGCCTGAGCAAGGACGGCGCGCGCTTCGCCATGGAAGATCTCGACGAGTACGCCACCCCGGACCCGGACTGCCTGGGCGGGGACCAATGCAACTGCATCGTCATCTTCATCCCCAAGGAGGAATAGATGGAAGCCCTCGCAGAATGGACGACCGCCTACATTAACGACCTGCCAGATTCGGCCTTCCTGTACGTCGCCCCGGGCGGCGAGAAGGAGGACGGCAAGACCAAGCCTCGGAGCCTGCGCTACTTCCCCGTCCGAGACTCCAAGGGCTCCATCGACCTCCCGCACCTCCGCAACGCCATCGCCCAGGCGCCCAAGGCGAAGCTCCCCGCCGCGATCATCGCGGAGGCTCAGGCGAAGGGCCGCAAGATGCTGCGCGCCGAGTCCGAGGACATGGCCGAGAAGGATGAGGACGAGGAGGACAGCGCCACGGGCGAGATCCGCAAGGTCGGGCCGTGGCAGTCGTCCGAGGTCTACGTAGGAGCCCCCTACCTCCTGGCCGACGGCCCTCAGAGCTGGGTCGAGATCGTGCGGTCGGGTCGCTTCTTCGGCAACACTGGGCCGAGCCCCCGGAAGGTCGACCTGACCGAGGAGGACGTATATTCGATGGCGCGCACCTACGGCCAGGTGATGGCTGAGAAGTGGTTCAGCGACGGAGCCCCCGTGGGCTACAACCACGCCCAGGCGATGGGCGACCGGACCCCCGAGGCGACCAGGGCGGCGGCTCGGATCCAGCAGGTCGAGGTCAGGCCCAACGACCACGGGGGCGTCAGCCTCTGGGGCCTCTTCTCCTGGACCGGAGAGGGCGCAGGCCGCGTGGAGGCGGGGGAGTTCAGCGCGATCAGCGCGGAGTTGATCCCGCCGTCGTCTGCTACATCGAAGGCGACGGGGGCACCTCTGGGCGGCTGGGCGCTGGTCGGCGCCTCGCTCACCAACAGTCCTTTCATTCCGGGTATGCAGAGCCCCGCCGTGTCTGGTACGCTCGCCGCAAGTGAATCGATCACCAACCGGATCTACCTGTCTGAGGCGGGGCCGGAACGCAAGGAGAACCCCCGAATGTCTGACATCCTCGTCAAGCTGGCCGAGGCTACCGGGCTACCGACCGAGGCTCCCGAGCTTCTGGCCGAGGTCCGCCGCCTTCAGGATGACGCCGCCAAGGCGGTCGTGCTCGCCGAAACTCTCGAAACTGCCACCCAAGAGGTCGAGTCCCTGCGGACCCGGAACGTGCTCCTTGAGGACCGCGAGAAGACGCGCACCCTCGACGCGGCGTGCTCCATCGGACGCATCGCGCCGACCGAGCGCGATCAGTTCTGGAAGGTCCTTGAGACCCTGGGCGAGGACGACACTCACCGCCTCTTCACCGAAGGCCGCGTCCCCGTGGGTCGTGACTCCTCCGAGCAGGCACCCGCCGAAGCCGCCCCCACCGACGCTGTCGACGCCTTCGTGGCGCTGATGGATCGGTTCATGAGTGAGGGCAAGTCCGAGGTCGAGGCTTGGCAGCTCGCTGCCCAGGCGAACGGCTCCACCCTCTACATCGAGGAGAACTAGAAAATGGCTGGTTACATCAAGGGAATCTCGGCGACGTTTATCTCCGCCGCCGACTACTCCGCGACCCCCTATCGGATCGTCCACGTGACCGGCGAAGACATCGTCACCAGGAGCACTGACGCCGACGGCGCGGGCCAGTTCCCGCTCGGCGTCTTGACCGACGAGGTTGGGGCCGCGTCTGGGGATGCCGTCACTGTGCAGCTGTCGGGGATCGCCAAGGTTGAGGCCGGTGCCGCTGCTGCGGTTGGGTCCTCGATTACGACCGACGGAAGTGGCCGAGGAATCCGCACGACTACCGCCGGGGACTTCTGTATCGGGATCTCGCTTCAGGCCGCCGGGGCCGCTGGTG